AAACTTAATGGCGTTTGCAGTTGTAGAATCAGAAATTGATAATTGCTGAACACTTGAATCTAAAGCAGCCATCTCCGCATAAAGCACCCCTTCAGAATCGTTAAACAAACTACTATCTCCTGCGTTGTTACAAGTTTCACTTGCGAATGTCACACTTGACCCATAGGTAGGTATGTAACTTGTTGGGTAGGATGATGCTTCGAATTGTGAACCCCAAGCATAGGTGCTTAAACCAGTACCAGAAAAAGAAGGAATATCGCTTGTGTTGTCATCCTCAAGGATTCTAATTTGAAACGCTCCGTTTGAACCAGTAGCCGTAGCATCGGCAGTTACAATACACCGATACCATCCATTGCCGTAATCTTCAATAGAGGCATCTGCGCTTGTTATACCACCACCATTTGAGCCTTTTGTTCCGTTTTGAACATCAAAGTTTTGCCAATTAGTAGAGCCGAATGGTACGCCACCAAACTGCAAACGAACATATTGAGCATCATTGTATTTTAAGAATAGACTGATAGTATAGTCAGTTCCACTTGTTACGCTTAAAGCGTTATCAGTTAATTGATGCTGACCGCTTGTTGTGTTGTTTGTTATTAGTGTAGCATTAGACACTCCTTCTGGAGAATCAATACTATTTGTTGTTGTACTAACATTAACTACGATAGGTCTGTTAGCAAGATATTCTCCGTTAGGGTCAATATTAGTCCTCTGTGGCTCTAACAAGAAACTACCAATACCATTTTCATAGTTTATTCTTGGTATGTCGTTTGTAATACCTTCGTAAACTGCGGTGGTTGTCGTTTCTATGTAGTCTGTGGCTACCAAGCCTTGTTCAAGTTGGGCATCTTGGATGTAGATGTTACCACTTGTTCCGCTTGTATCATTGTCGGCAGGCGCAGGGTAAATACGAACTTGAGTAATTGCAGTAGAATGAGTAATAGAAACCCTATACCATCCACTACCTACATCTGTTGCAGTAGCATCAATAAAGCCACCACCACCTACACCTATTGAACCATTAGTTAAATTAATATATGTTGATGCGCTTGTACTTCCTAAAATTAATAATCTTGTCCAATCAACACTTCCAGCTTTTGCATAATAACTAAAAGTATTAACGCCACTTGTAGATACACTTAATTGTATGTTAGCTGCTGAAGCTGTTTTGTTTAATAACCAAGCATCATTAGAACCATCATAACCACTTTGTCCACTTGTAAGAGTTGTATTTGCAGTTACCCAAGTAGTATCAAAAGTATTACTCTGCAATAAAATATTCCCTCTTTCCTTTTCAATAAGTCCTTGTTCGGTTACCCTTGTTGAAGCACTTGCTCTGGCAAAGTCGAAATCACCATCACCATTTGTAGGTTTTACACTATTTAAAACACCATCTCCGTAAGCGGTAGGTGTTGCAATTAAACTTGCTTTTGTCAATAAACTCATCTTAATCTACAAATTAATTCGTTCAAAATTTCATCGGTTTCGTTACTATTCTCATAATAGTCTACACGAACATACATATCGTTTGTTATATTAGGCTCATAGTAAATATCCCCCCAATATGTACTATCGTTCTCACCCCACCAAGTTCTGTGATATATTTCGTTAGCCATTGTTTCTATACATTAAATACCATTTGTGAGCAGTATAGCCTATCGCTACAATGGTTAAAATTATCTTTAGTCCTAATTCTATATTAGTGAAATTAATCGCTAAAACAGAAGCGTTAAGTGCGTATATCTTCAAATCAGTTAAGGTCATTTTTTTTTCTTCTTTAAGTATTCCGCTAACTTTTTTAAATTCGTTAGTTTAACTTGGTATTTTGATTTTTCTTTTATAGACACCATCCTACAAAGTTTGCGTCTTTATCAGGATTCATATCTTCGTTTGTGTTCGTGTTGTACTCTGGAAACAAATTCTGATTGAAATCCATATAATCAATAAATCTTCGAGTGTAGAAGTCAGCAAAGTTTCTATGCTTTTGTGTTAGAAAGTCTACCTCTTCTTTTGTAGGATTATCTGCGTTTTCACTTCTGTGTCTAAATAACCCTCCGTTTCTTAATTCGTAACTTGCAAAAGGTAAATAGTCTACCATAGCAAAATGAATTAACATAGGCTGAATGTAATCCTGAACTAAATTCAAATAATCCCCTGATAAAGTTCCTGCTATAATATCAGCACTAATCTTATTGTAAAGGTCAGTACCTAAATAGTTTTGGATATGCATCTGCTGAGAGATTTTTATGAACTGAATAAATTTATCAGTATCGACATTCCCATCAATAATGCTATTTCTTACTAAATCTTCCCTTTTTATAAATAACGCAGTCATATCTTATTTTACATTATTAGGATGTCTTCCATTATTAGGCATATCCTTTGGTGCTATCTTTGCTGTTTCGTATTCTCCACCTTTAGGAACATAACTTTTTGGTATGTTGTCTACTTCTTCACTACTGGCTAAAGATTTATCTTCGTAATAACTACCATCTGTTTTCTTCTTTAGTCTGTAAAGGTTCTCATTCCAAAAATGACCACAATTAACCCCACCTTTGTATTTGAAAAGTGAATAGTTTTGACCTTTATGTCCGAAAGAATTATTTACCCCCTGAAAACTTGCTTGGTCAATATCTTCTTTTCTATAAACTACACCTCTGTCTGTTCTTGACATCATATTACGACAAAAGGTTCTTGAATTACTACTTGAGTATTTTTCGGCATACTCATAGCGAACCTTATAATAAGACTTGTCTAAAAAGCTTGGTTCACTTGGTTTAGATTTGATAAAATCAGCTAACTTTTGTAATCCTGTTTTCTTTTCCTTAATTAAACGATTTGCCCAAGCTTCAACAGATTCGTTTTCTTCAGAATATTCTCTTTTGTCTACAAGTTCCCATTCATCGTCTATGACTTCACCTTCTAAATCTTGCTCTAAAGCTTCAAATTCTTCGTCTGTTAAGTCTTTTAAATCACTACTTAACTTTTGACCTGTTTCTTCTTCTACTTGTTCTTTTGTTAAAGCGTTTTCAAGGTCTACAAACTCTAATGGCTGTAAGGTCTTAAAATATAGATTTAAGGAAGCATTATTAAAAGCAAGTACTTTGTCAAAGGCAGTCAGTAAAAGTTCCTGAAAAGGTCTAATAACGGTATTATCAAACAAAATAGAAGCAGTCTTTAACTCATCTGCGTTATTTCCAAGCCCTGTGTTATCTTTAATCCCTAATAACATAGGAGAGATAATACGATGCGCTACCATAATCTTACGCATTGATTCGTCAGATAAAAACTGATACTGATTGTGAGCATCCGATAGCTGAACAGTTTCTAAACTTGCTTGAGTATCTGCGTTATCATTAAACGATAAAATAAACTTACCTGCGTTAGAAGTACCGCTAAACTTTTGCTTAATCTTGTTTTCGATTATTTCTCTTTCTTCTTCGTCTGGTACTCCGTTATTGAAGTTAATCAGCATAGAAGGCGCAAGACCATTCTTGATATTATTGATGTGATAGTTAGAAATCTCCTCTTCAAGTTCAGCATACTGAAGCCCTCCTTGATAGTCCACAGGAGAATAATAATAAAACCCTGCACGATATGGTTTAACGCAAAGAATTTCTATCTCATCTTTAGAAGTACCGAAAGCACTAAATCGAATAGGCTTATCACTTGGCTTTTTACTTGCCCAATCGTTAAAATAATAATAAGCATCTATTACTCCTTCTTCATTTGCTTTTCCTGTTCTTAAAGTTTCTATTGGAAAGTGTGCAACTTCTATGATTCTTTTGTGTGCTTTGTCATAAACGACCTGCATAGCACATTGACCCATTAGTTTAAGGTCATAAGAGAGCTTTCTAACGCAGTCATCGTGAAACAAAGACTTCATCATTGCGTATTCCTCCAGCTTGGTGTTTGAATCCGTAGCATCTAACCCTCTACCAAATATCATTTGACTAATACCGTTTATAGCAGCGTTATTAGTTGGCGATGCGTTATAAAGGTCAATTAAGTGTTGGTAGTAATTATTGTCATCACCATAGCTTACCCACTCATCCCTTTTGTTTTCAGAAATCTTTGGGGCAGTATAAGAAGCTAATTCAACTATTTTTATACTCATAATATGATATAATCGTTATCGTATGTATTTTCGGTAGTGTATTGATTTTTATTTACTGTGTAGCTTGAAACTACTTGGTTAGTACAAAAAATCTTATCCTTGTAAATTACATCGCTACCAAACTTACAAGTCATATCGTAAAATCTATTTTCCACTAACGACAAAGTTAAATTAAAAGTCATATAATCACCACTTGTCGATGTAGAAACCGAATAAGTTGTAGACTCATTAGTACTATTATCCCTTAAAATAACATCTATATTAGATTGATATTCTCTTGGGATAATTTTAAGCGTTTGAGCAGAAGTACTTGTCGTTAAAATCTTCATACTTATAAAACGAATTTATTTTGAATTTTGCATAAAAAAAAAGGCTACCTAATAAAAGATAGCCTCTTTAAATAATCTGAATTACTTACGGTGCTATTTGAGTAGCACTTGCGTTACCAGTTACTACGGCAGCAGCAACAAAGTAAGCAGGAAGTGTTTCTTGAGCAGAGAACACTAAAGTAAACCCACTTAAATCACCCATAGCAGCACCAGTTACGATAGTTCCTCCTGAAACATCAGCACCGTGAACAGCACCAATCAAGAAGTAGTTGCCATTGTAATCCTCTACAAAAATATGTGGTCTTGCTTTGGCAATAGTTACAATTTCTTGTTGTGTTGCTACATCTAATTTAGTTAGAGTAAGGTTTAAGGTTTGCTCATAAAAAGTAGTTCCATTTTCACGACTACTTGTAATTGCTTGTTCAAGACTTGAATTACCCTTTACATCGAATTGGAATAAGTCTGGTGTTCCACTAATTGCAGTTACTTCGCCTGAAGTTACGGTCAATGTTCCCAAAGTTCCGTAATCAGCTAAATAAACCGCTTTAATGCCACCAACCGAATCCTTACAAGGTAATTCCCGACCAGTTGTTAAAGTACACGCCATTTTGTTTTATGTTTTAAATAAAAAAGGGTGGGCAGTTTTGCCCACCCCTTTCTACAGATTAATAATAATTAATTAAGAGTAAAGAACGATGTCAGAACCAATTCCGTACTGAACACCACTTGTAAAGCGCATAATAGCACGAACATTCTGGCTTCCATCAAGGTCTCCCATATCCAACAATTTAACTTCGTTGTGGTCAGAAAGTAGACCAGTACCAAAGTAAAGGTTAGATTTTTGAGCAGCCATCATTTTGTTGTCAGCAAGTCCGTTAGCTACGAACAAAGAAACACCATCGAAAGACAATGCTTGTCCGTTGAACCAAGTAGTACCTTGATTACCAAGACCATTGTTTGAAGTAGCAGCAACGCTAAATCCACCTAAAGCACGAACATAAGCACGAGCTACATTTTGAGGAACATAGATGTACAAATCTTCTTTTCCGTAAAGAGCAGAAGGAATAGCATCTACAACTTTCCCAAGTTCAGCAATAACATTAGAAGCAGTAACGCTAGTACCTACTACATCTACTACATCAGCGTCAGCAGTAGCCAAAGTAACGAAACCATCAAATTCTCCCGCAGTTGCGTCAGTACCACCCCAGATTGTTTGTTCGGTTTTCTCTGCAACTTTAGCAGCTACATAAGAGATAAGGTAGTCAGAGAAAGAAGGAGGAAGGTTGTCAAAAGCACCTACACCCATTTCGATTGCTTCCCAATCAGAACGGAAATCTTTCTTACACAAAGTAAGGTTTACTTGGAACTCCTCTGGTTGAAGGATACGCTCTGTTAGTGTGATAACATCGTCAGAAGATGAGAAATCACAAGTAGCATTGGCTACTACAGAATCCAAAGCCATCTTCTTGATGACCTCTTTGTATTTAACATTAGGTTTAACAGTAATACCACCGTTTGCGATAGTATTTCCAGACAAAAGAGCAGCTGCGATATATTCACCTGCGAACTCTCCTGCATAAGTTGTTGTAATTGAAGTTACACTTCCACTTGTTGCCATTTTTTTATTTGTTTAAATTAATTACTTATTTGAAATTTTTGATAATACTCTATCAAAGGTTGTCATTGTGCGATTCTGTGAAAACTTAATTTGTTTCTTTTCGCTTTTTACTTCAGGTGTGTGTTTAAAAGCTTTAGAAAGTTGCTCTTCTACAACTTCCTCTTTAACCTCTACTTCCTCAACAGAAAGTTTAGCTTCTAATTCACTTACCTTGTTTTGTAGTTCCTCAATCAAAGGGTTTACACTTGAAAGAATAGCTTCTACAAGTTCGCTTTTTTGTTCGTCAGAAAAATGAGTTTCAACGAC